CAGACAGCCTACCAGAGCACCATGAACGGGCTTTCGGACGTGGCAGACAGCTTATACAGCCAGGCTTACAACGAATATGCCACAAAGAAAAGCGACCTGGGCAACCGGCTGAGCTCTTTGCAGCAGCAGGAAAAGCTGGCGCAGGATGCTTACAACACCCGCCTGAACAATTACTATGGCCAGCTGAACAGTGCTCACACCGAGTATGAAAATGCGGTGAGGGCCAACCAGCAGAAGGATGCGAACAACACCAACTTCTGGGGGAATGCTTTGCAGGTGGGTGCACAGCTCGCCGGGCCGCTTATCGTGAAGATGATAACGGGTGGCTTGCTCTGAAGACCGGTGTGGGGCAAAAAAGGAGAACGACATGTTATTTGATACCTTACGGAGAAAGAACCAGGCGGAACAGGAAGAGCGGGAATGGAATGCCAACCGCCCGGCGGACTATGTGAGCCGGAACAAGGACGCAATGGACAGCCTGACCGGGCAGATCGGCAGCGGGTTCGACTGGGACACCGGCAGCAAAGCCTACCAGCAGTACCGCGCCCAGGCCCAGGCCAATGCTGCCGCTAGCGCGGAGAATGCTCAGGCCAACGCGGCGATGCTGGCGGGCGGGTATGGCAGCAGCTACGCCGACAGCGTGGCAAAGCAGGGCCAGCAGCAGGCGCTGAGCGGCATTGACAATGCGGTACCCGGCCTGAGAAGCCGGGCACTGAGCAAATACCAGAACCAGCAGAACGACCTGCTGAGTGCCCTTTCCGGCATGGCCAACACCGAGGCGTTGGATCGCAGTGCCTACGGCAGCAATTTTGCCAACTACACGGCGTGGCAGAATTTCCTTGCCAACCAGAGCGAACAGGCCCGGAACGAGAACGACAATTACTGGAACAACCTCTGGAACACGGTAAAGAACATCGGATCGGCGGCCCTGACAGCCTACGATGGGTACAAGGGGTACACCCAGCAGCAGTGGGAAAATGACTTTGCCCGGGAACAGTGGGAGTACAACAAGAACCGCACCGCGGCTTCTCTGGTGGCAAGCGGAAATCAGGAAGCAGCGGCCAACCTGCTGAAGATGTACGGGCTGGACAGCAATGCAGCCGGTTCCTATGGCACCATTGCAAACCGTCAGCTGGCGACCCAGCTGGCAAAGGCGGCAGCTACGAAGAGCAGCGGAAGTTCGAGGAGTTCCGGCGGCTCCAGCAAGAGCGGAAGCGGGTGGACAAACAGCCAACTGCTGACGGCGCTGGGTAAGTATCAGAGCCTGGAGGATGATGACCCGACCAAGAGCGTCTATGCGAACATTCTGGCCAGCGCCGGAATGCTGCCGGACGGTGACACGGGCACAACAGCAGCGACCGGAACTGGCAGCGGGCTGATCGCCCCGCTGGCGAATCCGAACAAGTGGGCCCTGCCCGGGGGAACCGCGGGAGGGAGCACGGGTAAGAGTACCGGAATGCCGTACAGCAACGCCCTGAGCTATGCAAAGGGGTGGAAGGAACAGGGAATGGATGCAAATACCATCGCCAGTCGGCTGATGAATCTGGGTGCATCGGACGATGTGATCGACAGGGCAATGCAGAACGCTGGATTTTAAGGAGGAAACAGGATGGCATGGAAATCGGGAAGTGCTACTGCGCTGCGGAATCGCAATGAAAAAGAGCGGCAGGAAAAGACTGTGATGGCAACAGCAGCGGGCGGGGCAGAAACCTCTCAGACGGCGCAGAGCGCTGACAGTCGCAACCCGTTAGCCCTTGGCAGTACGGGAACAAGCTGGGCAAAGGGCAGCGCTGCTGCCCTGCGTGCACAAAAACAGCAGGAAGCAACGAGCCGACAGACGGGCACCGACCTGTACTCCACGGCGCTGGAGGATTACCGGACAAGGAACAACCTGGGCTTTGCGGATGCCATGGACAGCCGGAGCGACGAGCTGAACCGGCAGAAGGTGACAGTGAGCCCGGCGGGGAATACTCTGGGAACGTGGTACGGACAGCAGGCCCAGAAGCTGAAGAACAGCTATGCGGAGTACAGCCAGCCGGAGGCCTTTGACCAGGCCAACCAGTGGTTTGACCAGCCTCGGAATCAGGAGCTTGTGAACAAGCTGCTGGAAAAGAAGAGCAATTATACCAGCTATGCCGAGACCGGCACCAGCAGAAACGGGGCCAGCGCCGGGGATGGTAGCATCGACCCCTTCCGCACCACGGGAATCAAGGGGAAGGTGGGCAACACCTACAGCACGGCGGACCTGAAAAAGCTGGGGTACACGGACACGGAGATCCGGCAGGCCAGAGAGTATCTGGACACTATGGAAGAAATCCCGGAGTGGAAGCAGCTGGCCCGGCGGACGGCAAACACCGTGGGCGGCGTTGCGGACACCGTGGCCGCTGCCCCGCTGATGGGTGCGGAGTACCTGGTGCAGGCCGGAAAGAACATCCGGCAGAGCAGCGAGAACCGGAAAGCACTGGAAGCAGAGCTTGCCCGGAACCCCCGCGAGAAGAACCTGTATGACCAGCTGATGGAAACTGACATGGACTACCAGCCCAAGTACAGCACCGGCGACCTGTTGCAGCAGGGATTTACCCGGCAGGAGATCGAGGACATGCGCAGCCGCATTGCCGGAACGGAAGCAAAGGGTGGCATCGACACGGAGAAGAGCGTGGGCTACCAGCTGTACAACCGGGGCCAGCAGCTGACGGGAGCGGCCCAGAGCGGCCTGACCGATGTGCAGCGGACTGTGCAGGGCGTGGCGACCAGTGCGGCTGAGAACCTTGCCGTGGCTGCCATCAATCCGGCGGCGGTGCTGCCGGTGCTGAGTGCCCAGGGCGCTGCGGACGCCATGGGCCAGAGCGCGGCCAAGGGCGAAAGCGCAGGCAAGGCGCTGGTGGGCGGCGTGGCCAAGTTTGGCGCAGGATGGGCCATCAACAGCGTGGGTGCGGCTGATCTGGCAAGAACCATGGGCGCGGATTACGCCAAGGACACGGTGGCCGGTACCATTGCAGACTGGGTGCGCCGACAGGTGGGCAATCAGGCGTTCCGGGAAGCCTACCCGGCCATTGCCAACGCCATTTCCGGCGGCGCGGACAATGCCATGCAGGCCTTTGTGGAGACCTATGCCGACAAGGCCATTGACGCTGTGATGGGCGACCAGGAAGCGGCCAAGACGCTGTTCAACAAGGATACGTTCCTTACAGCACTGGAAAGCAGCCTTTCCGGCGGCGCGTCCGGTGCGCTGGGCGGCGCTGTGGGCACGGGGCTTTCCAGGATGAACGCGGGAGATTCCAGCCTGCGGGGCAACGTGGAGCGGTATGCCGCTCAGGACGAATACGAACAGGCGCTGAAAGATTACCAGCGCCGGGAGGAGCTGGCGCGGGAACCGGGGGACGGGGAAGAACCTCTCAGGCAGCGCAGTGGCGCTGACAGCTCCCCTACTGAGGGGAGCCCTTGGCAGGACGGGCAGGGCGTGCTGACGGCAATCAAGAATGATGGCCGAGAGGTATTTTATGACGTTGTAAATATTGAACCGACAAAAATAAAAGCCTCCGATGGAACCGCAGAGGGGAATACCTCTGGCAGCAAGTCCACGGAGACTATTGGAGAAGCCGGGGAATCTGACGCTGAAAATGCTGATTCCAACGGCAAAAGGCACCCGACCTCTCCTGAATCCATTATACAGAATACAGAAGCCGGTGTCAACGACACGGCGGTGGAGAACCCCGGGGAAAATGTGGATTACTCCGACGTAGAAACCAGAATCGACCCGGCGGAGCTGGACGGGACGGCGTGGAACCGGGACGAGCAGAAGCAGACGGCCCGGCAGCTGGCGGCCAATGCCCGGATGACCACCAAGGCGGCGCAGGGCGTGGTGGATGCCATGCCGGAAGGGATCGGAGCCGGGATCTATGCCCGGGCGGCGAACAGCCTGTACCAGCTTGGAAAGATGGAGGACGTGACGAGCTTTGAACAGGCCGTGAACCTGACCGGCCCGGCTTCCACCACCGGCGGTGCGGTGCGGCAGGTGCTGGCGCTGGGGCAGGCAGGCGAGAATGCGCTGCGGATCGCCTACACCTACGGCAGGGGCGAGGCAGAAGCCTACAATGCCCGGAAAGCAGCGGAGATCGGCAGCGGAAAGGGCGCTGTGAACCCGGATGCCGGAACCTATTTCAAGGGCCGGAATGTGAGTAAAGGAACCGATGCCATGGATGCCTTTATCGAACTGGGGGCGAAGAGCAGCGGTACGGCCATCCACCGGGCAGCGGAAGGACTGAAAAACAATGCAAAGGGCCTGATCCGGGCAGCGGCCGGGGAAATGTATCTCTCCGGTGAGGCAGCGAGACCGTGATGCACGAGACGTTCCACCTGCTGAACGAGTGGAGCCCGGAGACCGGGCAGGCCGTGATGGACCGGATGCTGAAGTATCTGGTGCAGCAGAACGGCATGGAAAGCACCGAGAAGCTGGTGGAAAGCTATCTGGCCCGGTATGAGGACAGCGGCGTGAAGATGACCTGGAACCAGGCGCTGGAAGAAATTACGGCAGATGCCATGGAGACCGTGTTCGGCACGGAGGACGGATTCCGGAACTTTGTGCGGCAGCAGGCGGCGGAAGCGAAGATGAACAGCGAAGCCCGGGGCGTGATCGGGAAGGTAATGAACCGGATCGACGAACTGCTGCACAACATCCTGGCGGACGTACAGCGATTTTTGAAGAAGGAACCCACCAACGCCGCCGCCAGGGCGGCAAAGAACCTGACTGAAGCGCAGCTCCGGGATCTGCAAAGCCTGTACTTTGAGCATCAGGCGGAGGCCGGCGCAAAATACCGGGAGGCACTGGAAGCAAAACAGGACAGAACAACGAAAACAGAAAATGCCCCTTCCCGGACGGAAGAGGCAGGAGTGAAGTATTCCATTGATGAGGGATTCGAGCAGGCCATTGACGAGCTGGATAACAAAACCAGTGATTCGATGATCACCGTGGGGAAAACGTCTGAAGTGCTGAAGAGCATCGGCGTAAATGACCAGATCATTCTCTGGAATGCGGGCAAGATTCGGAAAATCCTCGCAAAGCACAGCGACGGAATGAACCGGACGATCATCAAACAGGTGCCGCAGGTTCTGGAAGAGCCGGTGATCGTTCTGCATTCCGATGAAAATGCGGGAATACAGCAGGGTAAAGATTACGGCGGCCGGATCTATATGTTCGGTGAAGTGTATGATGCCGCAGGAAAACCTGTGAGTGTTTCACTGGAACTTCTGCCGACCAGAAAGAACGGTCTGGTTATGGACAACATTGTGATCACAAGCGCTTATGGAAAAAACAGCATCCAGAATGCACTGAACAGGGACCAGATCCTTTATGTTGATCCGAATCAAAAAAGAACCGCAGCATGGCTGGGCAGTACTGGGCTCCAATTGCCGGTCCCCCCAACCATGTACGGTTCTATGGGTAAAATAACATATCTCGGGAACTCTGTCAAGATGATACAGCCGAATTCCCGGAACGCAAGGCTGGCGGAATTTCTGACCCGTGATGCGGATGGAAAATACCAGCTGGACGTGGACAGCGAGAGCGTGGACGCGGCCAGAACCGAGGGGCTGGGTGACGTGGAGCAGCAGAACAAACTTGTGGGCAGGGTGATGGACCTTGCAGGCAAGGTGACGGTTTCAGACACAGGGCTGAAGAATATTGCCCGGGCGGTACTGAGCGACTGCGACAGCCGGATGGATGCAAAGACCCTGACGGAACGGCTGCTGGCGTTGAGCGATTACATCCGGCAGAATCAGACCGTGGACTGGGCCGAGGCCAACGCCTTTGTGATGGACATGGCGGACCAGATCATGCAGAAGAGCGCAAAGCGGAACGATGAACTGTGGAAAGCTTATCCGGAACTGCACCGGATGGGAATGACCATTGAGAAGGGGTCGAAGGACTACCGGGAAGTGCTGTACAAATGGGGCAGCTGGGCCAACGCAAAGAAGGAACTGGCCCGACACGGGGTGGACATCCGCCAGAGCAACGAGGGGGAACACAGCCGATGGGACGCTGACTTTACCGAACTGCAGAAGCTGGGTGCCGGGCTGCTGCCCACCGAGACCCCGAGCAGTGCCGCCGATGCGCTGGAAGCTATGGCGGCTGCCCATGATGCCATCCGACCGGTGATGGAGAACAGCTACAATGAGAACTGGGAGGAAGCGCAGCAGGATATTGCCATGCAGATCTGGCAGCGGAAAGCCCGGAAATTGCCAGCGAAGAGAATGCAGCACTGCGGAAAGAATTTGCCGAAAAGCGGCAGGAAGTACGGGATATTGCGAAGCAGCAGGCGGCAGAAGCAAAGGCAAAAGCGGAGATCGCCCGGGTCCGGGCCGAGCAGGCGGAGAAGGACGCGCTGGTGGAGCCTTACCGCCAGATAACGGCAAAGGCCATGGAACGGAAAGAGGTTGCAGAACGGTTTGCCAGAAAACAGAAGGAGAGCGTGGCGGCCACGGTGCAGCGGGCGAAGGACAACGCGGCGAAGCGGGTGGAAAAGGCCCGGAAGGCCCGGGAAATGGACAACACCCGGCGGGTCGTGAACCAGCTTACAAACCAGCTGACCCAGATGTGCGAAACGCCCAATGAGAAAAAATATGTGCCGGAGTATCTGCTGGACAAGGTGCGGCCTGTGGTGATGCTGGCCAACGATGCCATTGGCAACCACGAGGCGGCAAAGAAGATCGCAGCCGGGATGGGAGATGCATACGGCCCCATTCCGGAAGGAACGAACATCAGGGATGCCGTGGACGGCCTGAGCCGTGGAATTGCCCGGGAGATGAAGCTGGGCGAACGGGCTGCTGCGGAATGGCAGCAGAGCGGTATCATGGACCAAATCGACAACTGGATGGAGGACGTGAACGAGAACCGGCAGATCGAGATGGAGAAGCTGCGAAGCGAGATCGAGAACGCCAACAAGTGGCTGAAGGAAGAGACCCTGGAGAAAAAGGCGTATATTGCCCGGCTGAATTCCGACCTGAAAGCCTATCAGGACGGCAACATGGCGAAGCTGACGACAGATCAGCTGCGAGGGCTGCGGGACATTCTGGAAAAGACCATGTACATCGTGAAGAACGAGAATGTGATGCTGGGAAGCATGGAAGATGTGATGATCGATGACTTTGCCGAGGATGCTGCGAAAGAACTGGAAGAAGTGGGAAAAAAGCAGGGTGACGGGATGGCTCAGAAGGTGCTGCGGGAGCTGGGCAGCGTGTACCGGATGAATACCATGAACATCGAGCGGAACTTTGAGCGGATGGGCAACTACCACCACGGCGGAGCCATGGAACAGCTGGGACAGATGCTGAACGATGGACAGTTCCGGAAAGAACGGATCACGGCGGAAGGAGAGAAAATCTTTGACAATGTGACCGGGCCGGAACACGCCGAGGAGCTGCATCGTTTTACCCATGATCTGGTGGACATCGGACTGAAAACGCAGGACGGGAAACCGTGGCCGGTGACCCGGAATGTGGCGGCGGAGCTGTGGGTGCAGCTGCAGAACGAACAGGGAATGCACCATCTGCTGCACGGCGGTGCGACCATTGCGGATCTGCGCTTTTCCACGAAAGGTATGGCAGGGCTGGGAGATCAATTCTCGGAGACCGTGACGCTGGGCGAACTGGTGACCACGGACGGGGACGGAAACAAGCTGAATGCCTATGAGATCAGCCAGAGAGAGAGCAGCCTGCGCACAAGTCTGCTGGGAGAAATTGAGAATGTTCTGACCGACTATGACTGGCTGTGGATCAACGATTTCCGGGAGCTGGGAAAGCTGACAAAACAATACATCAACGAGACCAGCATGACCCTGTATCACACAAAGCAGGCCAGGGTGAACAACTACATCCGGCTGCATGTAGACAAAAACACCCTTGCGGAGCAGAACGAAGGGGTGAAAACAGACCGGAGTGTGGGCAGCGAGGGCTTTATGAAGAACCGCCAGAACAGCTCAAAGCCGCTGGAACTGGTGGGGCTGGTGAAACAGGCCGCGGAGAACATTGAGAATACGGCACAGTTTGCAGGCATGGCGGTGCCGCTGCGAAATGCGGAAAAGGTACTGAACAGTATGCAGGGCGGAAAGACCCTGTACGGCCAGATCGAACGGGTCTGGGGCCGGGCCGGAAGGAATTACATGACCAAAGCCATGGCCGATCTGACGGGCACAAAGAGCGGAGGCAAGGTATTTGACCACCTGAGCAGCGTGCTGCGGGGCAATGCCGCTGCCGCCGTGCTGACGGGAAACCTGAACGTGACCCTGCTGCAGGCGGCATCCCTGCCCACGGCAGCAGCAGAACTGGGCTGGAACGCTGTGGGACAGAGTGCAATCCAGTTTGTGAAGAACGCCTCCGGCAAGGAACGAAAGGCCGTTGAGCAGCGGGCTTACCGGTTCGGCGATACGCTGCTGCCCACCCGTATGCGAGGGAGCAGACGGGGCGAACTGAGTACGGCAGCGAAGGACCAGGGCGTTTTCAGCACACTGCACGATGCAGCCCGGAACAGCGGCAACAAAGCCCTGCGCGGCGTGACCCGGGCGGTGGATGCCGTGGCAGACAAGGCGGCGGGAAGCATCGGATGGATGGACGAAGTGACCGTTGCGGCCCTGTTCCACGGCTCGGAGCAGTATGTGCAGAAGAATCTGGCGGAGTACGATCTGACAGAGGCGGATCTGCCCACCAAAACGCAGGAGGACGGCAGCAAGGCTTACCAGAACGCCGTTGTCTCCAAGTTCCAGCGAGTGGTGGAACGCACCCAGCCAAACTACACTGCCATGCAGCGGACCGGAATACAGCGCTCGAAGAACCAGATGCTGAAGACCATAAGCATGTTCAGCACCCAGCGCCAGCAGAATGCTCAGATCGTGGTGAGTGCCGTGGAGGATCTGGCCGCACAGGCAGAGCGGTACTGGACGGACGGGAGCGCAGAGAACAAAGCTGAACTGAAAAAGGCACTGCAGCGGACGATGGATATGGCCAGCAGCCAGATCGTGCAGACGGCGGTGATCGCCGGACTGGGCCTTGCCGTGAAGTTTGTTCTGCACAAGTGGGGCGATTTGCAGGACGAGAACGGCGACATGACGCTGTGGAGCGTGGGCAGCAACTTTTTGTATCAGTTCCTTAACAGCGGCGTGAGCAACTACACCGGCGGCAGCGAGCTGTGGACGGCGGGGGAGACCATTCTGAGCGGAAAGAGTTTTGGCAGTTATGACAGTATCAGCATGACTGGTTTCTCGGCGGTAAACGACGTGGTAAAGACCATTTCCAAGCTGAACGGCCTGCTGGATAAGGACACCGGCGAGATGACCGAAAAAGAGCTGGACGATTATGCCGACAGCGTGAAATGGGCTTGGGCTGACACGGCGGGCCAGCTGATGATGCTGGTGGGCGTGCCCTACAACAACGGCAAAAAGTATGTGCAGGCCGTGTTCGGCTGGATGGACAGCATCAAGGAGTGGGGTGAGACGGGCGACGTGAATTTCAGCTCCCTGCCTGCCAGCGCCACCGGGCAGTATGACCGGCTGTACAATGCCATCCAGAGCGGAGACAGCGAGGAAGCGGCGGCAGCGCTGGGGAAGCTGGAAGGGATGAAGAAAACCGACCAGATCGCCAGCCAGCTGAAACGGCGGCTGAAACAGTATGATGAGGACATTCAGGCAGCGGCAGAGTACCAGAACGACGGAAAGGAGAGCAATGCCGGAGAAGCAAAGAACCGGGTCCTGGAACGGATGTGCACTGCCTACGGGGTGAGATTGGTAAACGACCCGAAAAAGACCCCGGCGGATGATGCGCAGCGGGATGCGTTTGTGGACATCATCAACGGGGCTGTGAATGAAAAGGCCGACAGTCTGCTGGCCGGGGACAAGGACCGGACGGTCTACTCCGACCTGACGGACGCACTGGAAACCGGAAAGCGGAAGGACGTACAGGACGAGATCGACCGGCTGCGGACCGCAGGCAAGGACGATGGCAGCATCAAGAGAAAGATCACCGATGCGGTGAAGGAAGAGTATCTGGCGGGCAACGACCGTGACCGGGAGAAGCTGGAACAGCTGCTGCTGAAACTGGAAAAGGCCGATGGCAGCCAGATGTACGAGGAGAAGGACTTTGCCCAGTGGGTGAAGGACGCGGCAAAGAAGGAGGAACAGGCAAAGAACAGCAAGGATGAGTGGGCAGGGGTGAGGTGAACCTCTCTCAGTGCGCAATCCGCCAAAGGCGGAGTTGCTTACAGCTTCCCCGAGGGGGGAGCCCTGCTTAGAAGAAAGGGAGGCCGTTCGGGGTGAACGGCCTCCCTTTTGCTATGCTATTCTGTTAAATCATGCCGAGTTCGGATTTCAGACCTTTTTGCAGAACACTGGAAAAATTGATGTGTGCGGATTCGGCTGCATCGTTAAGCCAACCGGGAATGGAAAGCGTCTTTTTGACCGGTTTAAACTGCTTCTGATATTCTTCCATATCAAAAGGAATCATCGCAACGAAATCTCCGTCATCCACATGAATGGCAGAAGGAAGAGAGGGTTTGGGACATACTTCACAATCTTCGAGCATTAGGCCAATTGCATCTTGAGCCATAGAAACCGCTTCGTCCATGGTTTCCCCTTGAGTGAAGCAACCTTCAATATCTGGAATTGTAACGGAATATCCTGTTTCTTCTGGATGAAAAACAGCAGGATAAAATACAGCAGTCATTTTAATATTACCTCATTGTGCAATGTGATGTAAGTTTTGAAAATAGTATACGATAATGAGAAAGCTAATATTCAATTATTTCAATAATTATAATGTAACGTTAGGATAACCAGAAATTCTCTGGTTCGATCCTAACAAAATGATATTATTTTTTGATTCCGGCTTGTTTGAGAATGTTATTTTCTGTACCTGGCTTCAGATCCTTTGCATGATAAGGAACGACAGTGGATTTCCCGGTAGTGGGGTTACTGTACATCCGGTGAGAGCCATTGGAGCGAATGCAAACAAAGCCGTTTTGCTCCAACAGCCGACACATCTCTTTTGGAGTTAGCGGCATGGCGGTGGAATCCTCCTTTCTTCGTTGGTAATTTGATTATATACGTATTTTACGTATTTGTCAAGAGGCGGGAACTTATGTATGTCCGGGGTAGTTGCACCCGGCGGGGCGTGATAGGATAGGGGCAGGAAGGGCGCACAAATCTGAAATGAGACCTCTGGCGAAACCGAGGAGTGCGCCCGATTGGTGAAGGGAGTGAAACTGTGAGCCAACTGGATATCAAGATCAGAAAGCTGCAGGACAACGGCTCGACGTTCCGGGCAAACATTGAGACGCTGTATCTGGGCGGTGTGCGGAGCGCCAAGGTGGACGAGCTCCGCTTTGAGCTGCCGGAAGAGTGGAAGAACTGCACCGTGACCCTGCATGTGCAGCGCCTGAGCGGCACAAAGCCGGACCCCCAACTGCTGGACGAACAGAACAGCGCACTGGTAGACCGGCGGTGGACACTGGAAAAAGAAGGCACCTGGATGCTGCTGGCTATCAACGACAGCGGCTACATTGCCATGACCAAGCCCGGCAAGTACACCTGCTATGACACCATCGACACCGACACGACCACCGAGAACATTACGCCGAGCATCTATGAACAGTTCGTGGCCGAGGTGACGAAGTACGCCAAAAAGGCGCTGGAGAGCATGAACGCGGCTAAGGCCAGTGAGACCAACGCAAAAACATCCGAAACCAACGCCAAAGCAAGCGCGGACAAGGCGAAGGCCAGTGCCGACAGCATGGATGCGAGTGTGGCCACCTGCACCACAAAGGCCAAGGAGGCCGAAGCAAGTGCGGTAAGAGCCAAGACCAGTGAGACCAAGGCGGCAACATCCGAGACCAATGCCAAGGCCAGTGAGAATGCGGCAAAGGCGAGTGAGACAAACGCCAAAGCCAGTGAGAATGCGGCCAAGAGCAGCGAGACCAAGTCCGCCGCCAGCGAGAAGAACGCCAAGACAAGTGAGACCGCCGCCAAGCAGGCCCTGAAGGACACACAGACGGAGCACACCGCCGCCTTGCAGGATATCGCACGGGCCCGCACCATAGCCCTTACCGACGTGGCCAACTCCACCAGGACAGCCACCACCGCGGCAGAAACCGCCACCCAGCAGGCCACCGACGCTGCGGGGAGCGCTTCCACCGCCGCCACCAAGGCCGGGGAAGCATCTGCCAGCGCGGGGGCGGCGAAGAACGATGCCGACCGAGCAGAGAAAGCCAGCACCGACGCGGCCAATGCGGCCACCAATGCTGTGAGGCAGGCCAAAGAAGCCGGAACCTTTGATGGCCAGTCGGCCTATGCGCTGGCTGTTCAGCTAGGATATACGGGCAGTGAAGCCGCCTGGATCGCCAGCCTGAAAGGCGCAAAGGGCGACAAGGGTGACAAAGGAGATACCGGCCCGCAGGGGCCGAAGGGCGCTACCGGAGCCACTGGCCCGCAGGGGCCGCAAGGGCCCACCGGTGCAACGGGAGCCAGAGGTCCCACCGGAGCTACCGGCCCGCAAGGCCCGGCGGGTGCTTCAGCGGTAGCAGCAAGCGGCAGTAACTGGGTAAGATTTTCAGACGGAACACAGATCTGCTGGGGAAATGGCCATGATACACAGAATTTCCCTGTGGCCTTTACCAATACAAGCTACTCTTGCGTTGGTTCCTACAGCGATGATGGTATAAAACTTTATAATTTTAGGTTTACAGAAAAAACAACAACGTCTATGAACATCAGTTCAAATAGTGAGAATGTCGAATGGGTCGCCTATGGCCGCTGGTGGTGAGGTGAACGTAAATGGAGACTAAAACCGGAACAAAAATCCTGAAGCCCGTTATCACGCAAGAAGAGTGCGACACTTATTCTGCCGCTGTGGGTGCCATTACCGCTCACAATGCAGCGGCTGCCGTGGGCGAGGCCCTGTGGGGTATGGACGACCAGCCGGAGGCTTATGTTGTGGTGGAGGCCGGCACGAAGCCAGACCCTGCCGATGCACCGAAGCCGACCCCTACACTGGAGGAGCGGCTTGCTACGATGGAGAACGCCCAAGCAGATGCCGATGCTCTGAACGTTGACCAGGCCTATCGGCTGACGCTGCTGGAACTGGGGATCACTGAGTAAAACCCTCTGCCAAGAGGGCGATAATAATTTTAAGATGGGGCACTGCCCCGGAAAGGACAAACCTATGTTATACCGTACCTGTAAACGCATGATCGAGCGCGGCTCCATCGAGGGCATGAGCACCAAGCTGGATGTTTTCTATGCCGCAGGCAAGTTGACCGATGACGAGTACAAGGAGCTGACCGAGCTGCTGGCCGAGAAGGGGGCGCAGAGCAATGCCAAGAACAATACTTGACGTTTCCCGCTGGCAGGGCAGCATTGACTGGGACAAGGTCAAGGCAAGCGGCAAAATCGACGGCGTGATGATCCGGGCCATGGGCAACAAGAACGGCAAGCCCTACCTTGACCCCTATTTCGCCCGCAACTACGCCGAGTGTGCCCGGCTGGGCATCCCGGTGGGCGGCTACTACTACACCTGTGCCGTCACGCCCCGGCAGACGGAGGAGGAGCTGGCCGCCCTCAAAACAGCTCTCCGGGGCAAAACGTTCCAGCTGCCCCTTGCCATCGATGTGGAGGACCCCCGCCTGCGCTCCCTAGCCCCCGCAAAGCTTTCGGCCCTGGTGGCCGAAGCCGCTGCCCAACTCGAAGCGTGGGGGCTGTATGCAATGGTGTACACCTACACCAATTTCGCGGACACCGCCCTCGACATGGCAGCCCTCGCTGCTTACGATCTGTGGATCGCGG